TCTTACAACAGTATTACTTGCTAACGCATCATCATCAGGAAAAGTTTTTAAAATAGAATCAATCATGATTGCAAACGTAGACGGAACAAACGCTGCAGATGTAACAGTGGATTGGAATACAAATGCCGGCGGAACGGGGACTTCTATTGCACTTGCTGCAACAATTGCTGTACCAGCTGATGCAACTTTATCTTTAATTGATAAAACAAATTCTTTTTACCTAATGGAAAATCAATCAATCATTGGTGGCGCAAGCGCTAACTCTGATTTAGAGTGCATTATCGCTTACGAAGAAATAAGTTAACCGGGAGATTTTTGCTATGGCAAAAGAGAACGGTGGAATAATCGGAGTAGTAAACACCCCAACAACAACAACAGCATCAGGAGTATGGGCGATTGAAGATCAATACAACGCACGTGTCGGAAATATTTGGCCAGGTCAACCTGTACCTTATTCAATAGACTTTTTAGTAGTAGCTGGAGGTGGAAGTGGTGGAGGTGGTGGAGGTGGTGGAGGTGCTGGAGGTTATAGAACATCAACGCAGGGACCAATAGCAAATGGAACAGTAATTACAGTAACAGTAGGTGATGGTGGTGCTGGTGTAGAATCACAAGCAAATGGTAACGCAGGTTCAGACTCATCAATATCAGGTACAAGTTTATCAACTATAACTTCAGCAGGTGGAGGTGCTGCAGGTGGTTATGGTAACAATGGTTTTAATGGAGGTTCTGGTGGTGGAGGCGGTAGAGATAATCCTTCATCTCCTGGTGGTAATGGTAACACTCCAAATACATCTCCAAGTCAAGGAAATAATGGTGGTACTGGTGTAGCTTCTGGTCCAGCTGGTTCAGGTGGTGGTGGAGGCGGTGCTAGTGCAGTTGGTAATAATGGTTCTGGTCTTACTGGAGGAACTGGTGGTAATGGTACAGCTTCTTCAATAACAGGTTCATCTATTACAAGAGCTGGTGGAGGAGGTGGTTGTGGAAATGCAGTTGTTTCAGGTGGAACTGGAGGTGGAGGTGATGCACAAGTTTCTACAAATGGTACAGCAGGAACAGTCAATACTGGTGGCGGTGGTGGTGCTATTTTTACATTAACTGCTAGTGTTTTTAGTGGTGCAGGAGGAAAAGGAGTTGTTATATTAAGTATGCCACTTGCAAGTTTTTCTGGCGTAACAACAGGTTCACCTACAGAATCTACATCAGGAATTAATAAAATTTTAGTATTTAATGGAAGTGGGAGTTATACAGTATAATGGCTAGTTTTGCAAAATTAAATAGTAATAATATAGTAACAACAGTAGTTTCCGTTGTTAATGAAGTATTAAAAGATTCAAATGGAATTGAACAAGAATCAATTGGAATACAATTTTTAAAAAATTTATATAACGAACCAGAAGCTATCTGGAAACAAACATCTTATAATACTCACGGAAATGTTCATTCTTTAGGAGGAACTCCTTTTAGAAAAAATCACGCAGGTATTGGTTATGTATATGACTCAAATAGAGATGCTTTCATACCACCTAAACCTTTTAATTCTTGGATATTAAATGAACAAACATGTATTTGGGAAGCACCTGTAGCTAGACCTAACAATGATAATATGTATAAATGGAACGAAGAAATTTTAAATTGGGAGTTAATGAATGGCTAAACGTAATGGTAGTATAATTGGTAAAGTAAATACTCCAACAACTTCTACAGCAACAGGAGTGTGGAGATTACAAGATCAATATAATGCTAGAAAAAATAGTATCTGGCCATCAACACCTTATTCAATAGATTTTTTAGTAGTAGCAGGTGGTGGAGGAGGTGGTGATTCTCCTCCTAATGTTCAAAGTGGAGGAGGTGGTGCGGGTGGTTTTAGAACATCAACTCAAACAGCATCTGTAGGAACAGTAATTACAGTAACAGTTGGAGATGGAGGTGCTAAATTTGTTAGTGGTTCAAATTCAGAAATTTCAGGAACAAATTTAACAACAATAACATCTGCTGGTGGTGGAAGAGGTGGTCGTAATTCTGCAAATGCAACTAGTGGTGGATCAGGAGGCGGAGGAGGCGGTGGAGATCAGTTAGCAGGAGCAGGAGGAGCTGGTAACACTCCAAGTACAGATCCTAGTCAAGGTAATAATGGGGGAAATGGAACACAAAGTGCTAGTTATGGTTGTGGAGGAGGAGGTGGTGCTGGTGCAGTGGGTTCAAATGGTACATCAAGCGTTGGTGGTGCAGGTGGTAATGGTTCTGCATCTTCAATCACAGGTTCTTCAGTACCTTATGCTGGAGGAGGAGGTGGTGGAATTTTTGGTGGAACAGGCGGAGCTGGAGGTTCTGGTGGGGGAGGTGCTGGTAATGGTTCTGGTGCTGGAACAGCTGGAACTGTAAATACAGGAGGAGGTGGTGGTGGAGGTTCTGCTAACAATGGTGCTGCTGGAGGAAAAGGAGTTGTTATATTAAGTGTTCCAACTGCAAACTATTCAGGAACAACAACTGGAAGTCCAACAGTTACAACATCAGGTGCTAATACAATAATGCAATTTAACGGATCAGGGAGTTACACAGCATAATGGCTAGCTTTGCAAAATTAAATAATAACAATATAGTTGAGAGAGTTGAATCTGTTGTTAATGAAGTATTAAAAGATTCAAATGGAATTGAACAAGAAGCTATTGGAGTTCAATTTTTAAAAAATTTATATAATGAACCAAATGCTGTTTGGAAACAAACTTCTTACAACACGCATGGTGGGATACATAGTAGCGGTGGTATTCCTTTTAGAAAAAATCACGCAGGAATAGGATATACTTATGATTTACAACGTGATGCTTTCATTCCAAAAAAACCTTATAATAGTTGGATATTAAATGAAACTACTTGTCTTTGGGAAGCTCCTATACCTTATCCAACAGATGGACAAAGATATTCTTGGAACGAAGAAAATAAAAACTGGACTTTACAAACTATCTAAAATAGTCTAAAAAAAGTTAGAATGTCAGAAGCAGTTATTAACGGAATATTCCCAACACCTATCTATATGTCTAAATTAGATAGAAAATTAACTCCATTAGAATTAAAATTCGTAGATAAAAATAAAAAAGATTTTTATAAAAATGAAGGAAATATTACATCAAATAATAATTACATCTTAAACGAAAAACCTTTTGCTAATATTAAAAAAGAATTAGATTTAAGAGTAAAAGATTATTTTGAAAAAGTTATATCTTCAACAGATGCCATTACACCTTATATTACACAATCTTGGTTAAATTATACTGAAACTAATCAATTCCATCATAAACATGCTCATCCTAATTCATTAGTATCAGGAGTTTTTTATATTAATTGTCATGAAGAATTAGATAAAATTAAATTTTTTAATGATGGCTATAAAACTATAAAACCTGAAATTAAAACTTGGAATTTATATAATTCTGAATCTTGGTGGTTTACTGTTAAAACTGGAGATATTATTATGTTTCCATCTTCTTTAACTCATATGGTTGAAAATAAAGAAGGAACTAATACTAGAATAAGTTTAGCTTTTAATGTTTTTATAAAAGGAACAATCGGTAATAATAAAAATTTAACTGAATTAATATTATGAAAAAAAATTTATTAGATTATGTAAAACATAACAAACAATTTTTAAATAGTAAAATTTGTGATCTAACAGTTAATCAATTAAATAAATTAAATAAATCCTATTGGCAAGACCATACGTTTTACAATCCTCTTACTAAAGAAAATAAAAAAAGATCAGGGGATCAAGAATTATCTACTTTATATTCTAATGAAGTTTCTACAAAAGAAATACTTATGAAAGAAATTTGGAATGGTCTTATTAATTATATAAATGATTTAAAATTTAACTGGTTTGATGGTTGGAATGGTTATAGCGAATTAAGATTTAATAGATATTTAAAAAATACTAAAATGGCTGAACATTGTGATCATATACATAGTTTATTTGAAGGAACTAAAAAAGGAATACCAATTTTAAGTGTTTTAGGAATTTTAAATGATGATTATAAAGGAGGAGAGTTTATTATGTTTCAAGATCACGAAATTAAATTTAAAAAAGGAGATTTATTAATATTTCCATCTATATTTTTATATCCACACAAAGTTGAACCTGTAAAAAAAGGTATTAGATATTCTTTTATTTCCTGGGTGTGGTAAAATAGAAAAATGACAAAACTAACAATTGAAGAAACTATAAAAGCATATACTAATGAAAATGGTTTTGCTTGGGGTATTAATACTGTAATGAAATCTCTAGCACCAGGTGCTAGCTACGATTTAACTTCAGCAGGTCAGTTTATTATTGATAGATGGGATTCACCATTACCGCAGCCAACTTCTCAAGAAATAAGAGATGAATATATTAGACAACAAACCATTGCAGAGTGTCTAGAATATTTTAAAGAAAATACTGGTTTTAAAGGATTGATTAAAAAGTTATTTAGAAAGTGAATATAGAGACAAAGTTTTCTGTTCACTTAAATAATATTATCTGGCCAACAGAGACACAAAAAAATAACGAACATTGGAACGTTTCAGGAGTTTTAAAGAAAAACTCAAATCAAGAATTTAAATTTGATGTAAGACCTATGTTTCAAATGCCTAATAATCAATTAGGCAAACATGGAACAACAGCAAGTAAAGCTGATAAAATAGTATTTGAGACGAATAAAGAATGGATTATTATAGATGTTCCAGAACTTCATGAATATGTTAAAAAACAATCTTTAAAAGTAGTTCAATTTGAAGATTTGCTTGTTAAATTAGAATGGAATATATACATAGCTAAAGTATAAGCTTTCTGGCTTTTATAAAATAACCGTGTATAATAGAATATTATGCCAATAAACAAATTACAATTTAGACCAGGAATAGATAAACAAAACACTCAATACGGCGCTGAAGGCGGATGGGTTGATTGCGATAACGTGCGTTTTAGATATGGTGTTCCTGAAAAGATAGGTGGATGGCAACCTGCCGTTGGTACTAATTTAATTGGTGCTGCTAGAGATATTCATACATATACAGATTTAGCCGGAGACTCATTAGCGATCATCGGTACAGATAGAAAACTATATACCTATTACGATAACAACTTTTATGACATCACACCTCT